TTTGATGATTCAGGTATTAAGAAGGCTAAACATTCTTTTAGCGGTTTGAAGCATGCTATTGGTGCTATTGGTATTGGTATTGGTGTAAGTCAAGTCACTAATTTGCTTATTGATTCTGCGAAGGCTGCTTCTGCTGACGCTAAATCCACTTTGTTGCTTAACACTCAGTTAGAGAAGAACGCTAAGGCAACTAAAACACAGATTAAACAGGCCGACAAGTTTGTTGAGAAACTATCTTTACAAACAGGTATCCTTGACGATGATTTGAGGCCGAGTTTCGGTAAGTTGGCGAGAGCAACTAAGGACACTAGTAAGGCTCAAGATCTGTTGAAGTTGTCTTTGGATGCCGCAACTGTTTCGGGTAAGCCTTTGGATTCTGTGGCTTCGGCGATGGCCCGTGCGTTTAACGGAAATACTACTTCTCTAGTGAAGATGTTCCCTGAGTTGAAGAAGTCTAAAGATTTGTTTGGCGATTTAAAGACTGAAGTTGAGGGTGCAGCGAAACAGCAAGCTGATCCGTTTATGAAGTTCAATAACAGTATTGACATTCTGAAGGAGAAACTTGGGGCTGTTGTTTTGCCTTTGATTGTTGATTTTGTTACTGAGTTGACTAAGCCTGGGGGAATTGTTGATGTTGTCGGCAAGTTTTTTGATGACATGTCTAACCCTAAAACTGATGCAGGCAAAATGTTTACTGACATTCAAAACGCGGCGCAGAGTGCTTTTGGTTATGTGAAAGACTTCTTTGCTTTGTTTGGTAATGGTGATGCGATGAAGGGTTTCGGAAATGTTGCTTCTGCTCTAGTTAAAGCCTTACCTGCTTTGATTGCTTTAAAAGGTATTTTGATGTTGGCTGCTGCTGGTAAGTCTCTAGCTAATTTGGCTGCTGCTGTTGGTTTGATTCAAGCTAAGAGCGTTGTGCCTGCTACTGGTGCTCCAATTGCTGGTGGTGTGGGTGCAGGTGGTTTGAGTGTTGTAGGTGCTGCGGGTGTTTTGGGTTTAGGGACAGCTGCATTACTTTATGGTTCATCGCTTTATCAAGATGCAACTGTTAAGGCTGCTTCAAGGATGGGTATTGACTGGGTGCAGGCAAATGCTGCTGGATATAAAGATTCTAGAATTATGCAGACTGAAGCGGGAATAAATTTTCTAAAGAAGAAGTTCCCATATAAAGGGCCTAAGTTGGCTAGGGGTGGAATTGTTATGCCTAGAGTTGGTGGAACTCAGGTAACTATTGGTGAGGCTGGTTCTGCTGAGGCTGTTATTCCTTTGAATGGTAAAACTGGGTTTGGTAATACGGTGAATATTTATGTTCAATCTGCTGACCCTAAAGCGGTTGTTGATGCTGTGGCTAAATATGTTAAGGCTAATGGTAAATTGCCTTCTGCTTGGGGTCGCTAATGGCTTTGCCTACTTATCTGATTGAAATAAGTTTTGGATCTAGCGGTTATGTTGATGTTTCATCTTATGCAGGAAATGTCACAATCTCTAAAGGTATTGCTAGACAGTTAGATGACTATTCGGCTGGAACGCTGTCAATAACTTTTACTAATAACGATAGAACTTTTGACCCGCTAAACACTAGCTCTATCCTCTGGTATACGACTGGCGGTTATACGATGGTTCAACCTGGCGGGAAGATTCGTGTTTCTGCTAACGGTATAAGAGTTTTTACTGGTTTCATTCAGTCATGGGATTTCACTTATGGGGAAGCAGGTTTTGATGGGAACGCTACTGTCACTGCTTTAGATGAAATGTTTAAAGCTTCTAACGCTAAGTTTGCTGCTGGAACTGAAGGTGTAGTCCAAGATACAGGGTCTAGAGTCAAAGACATTTTGAACGCTAATAGTTTTGGTGCTTCAGAGTATTCGCTTGTAACTTTCGGTAAAACTGTTTTGGGTGCAGATTCACATAACGCTGGCGATAATGTGCTCAGTTATTTGCAGAATGTTGCTCGCTCTGAGCCTGCCGACTTGTTTGCTAATGCTTCAGCTGTAATGGTTATGAAGGATCGTAGTTTTGCTAACTTGTCGTGGACTAATACTGTCCGCAATAATTTGATTGTTTATCCTGGCACTGCTACTGCTACTCTTCCTATTTGGAATGGTGGAACTAACTCTTATGCGCCTTATGGCTCTGATGGTTGGATGATGGGTGGAAGAAGTTCAACTGTCACTTCTCTCTATGGTGGGACACCGAACTGGGCTTCAGTAAATACTTTTACTAACCGATATGAAATGTATTTTTGGGAGATAAACCCCCCTAAATATAATCCTTATTCTGTCGCTTCTTATCCTTATGGTTTCTCTGTTTGGTTGAAGGGCAGTGCTTTGCTTTCAGCTCAAGGTGGTGTGGGTGGCACTGTTGCTCTGCTAGATCAGTATGGCAATATTCTGCAAAGTAACGCTTTTGCTGCTGCTACTGCTGCTAACGCTACTGCTTGGAAACAGTTCACTATAACTAATACTTATGCGGGTTCAGATGTTGCTGGTGTGAGTGTTCGCTTTAGTGCAGGTGGAACGGGTGCAGCAAACTATTTTTATGGTGATGGCTGGCAGTTAGAGCGTAGTGGTAGTGTTTTGCCAAACTATTTTGATGGCAACTATAACCCTTATACTTCTTCTTCAACACCTTATGTTTCTGGTTCGACTGTGAATAGTGTTGCTTGGAGTGGAACTGCTTATGCTTCATTCTCAGGCCTTGTTTCTAGTGTTGCAACTGCTATTTCAGCTCCGACTATCTATACTTTCGCTGATGCTAACAGTCAGGGAACTGCTTATGGTAATGGCACAGGTATTCCGTTCATGGATTTGACTGTCGCTTATGGTGGTGAGCAACTGTATAACAGCATTTCAGTTGTTGGTGTGAACGCTACTGCGACTGCTTCAGATACTGCACTTATTTCACGCTATGGATTGCGGGAATACACTCAAGGCGATAATTTGACTACTTCAACTACTCAACCGCAAACTATTGCAAATAGTTATTTGACTGCCTTCAAATATCCTGAATATAAGGCTGAGTCTATGGTTGTTGCTGTCGAATCTTTGTCTAGTGCAGATCAGAATCGTGTTTTAGCTATTGAATTGCGTGATGTTGTTAGGGTCGCATTTCAACCTTCAGCAACAGGTTCGGTTGTTGCTAAGAAGTATGAGGTGCTTGGGTTGGATAGTAACGCTGACACTGAGAGACATCACATTACTTTCCGTTTAGGGTCGCTAGAGAATTTAGGCTTTACCTTCTAACCCTGTAAACTTATGATTTAGGAGAATATATGAGTGAGCCAACTAAACCAACTAATCAAACTTTGCTGTTGCAGATTGTTCGTGACATCGAAATTTTGAAGGCTAACTCTATTCAGATTCTTGAGGCGAGCAGAGATCATGAGAATAGGATTCGTGATTTGGAGAAGCAACAGAATCGGACTGCATGGATTCCTGCTTTGATTACTGCTGTTGTTACTTCTGTCGCAGTTTTTTTGATTAGTAGGGGCTTGAAATGATTAATCCTGGAACATATAACATCACTGCTTATCAGGGTGCGGATTGGGATAGAACTTTTACTATCACTCAATCGGGCACTGCCTTGAATTTGACGGGTTATTCTGCTGCTATGCAGGTTCGTGAAGCAGCTGATTCAACTGCATATTTGTTGTCTTTGACTTCTGGGTCGGGTATTACTTTGGGTGGAACTGCGGGGAGTGTGGCTGTGGCTATTACTTCAGCACAATCTTCTGCCTTGTCTTCAGGTTCTTATGCCTATGATTTGGAGTTGATTTCGGGTAGTCAGGTTACACGCTTGTTGCAGGGTGCTTTCACTGTTGTAGGAAATGTGACTAGATGAGTGATGTTATTGTTTCTGTTGTTGAATCTACTACTGATGTAACTGTCTCTGAGCAGAGTGTCGCTATCGCTATAACTGAAGCTACAACTGAAGTTTCTGCTTCTACTGTCGGTTTGCAAGGTATTCCAGGTGCAACAGGAGCAACAGGTGCGACAGGTGCTTCAGGTGTAATCTCTGTAACAGCCCCGATAACTAATACAGGCAGTTCTTCTTCGGCGATTCTAGGTTTAGATCAGACTGCATTGAGTATCACTCGTTCTCAGGTCAGTGACTTTACTTCAGGCACTGTTGCTTCTGCGACAAGTGCAACTTCGGCAGGAACAGCATCAACAGCAGGAACAGCCTTTTATTCGACAACATCAGGCACAAGCCTAACAATTTCAGGATCTATCACAAACAGTCAAGTGTCTGATTTTGCTTCGGGCACTGTCGCAAACATTTCAGGCACAGTTACTCAAGCACAAGTTACTTCATTGACAACAGATTTAGCGAACAGAGCAGTCCTAAACGCTGCAAATACTTTTACTGTTGGTGCTCAAACAATACAAACAGGAGCAACAGCGAACAAAGGTTTAGTGATTACAGGTGTCGCATCCCAGGCAGTCAATCTTCAAGAATGGCAGTCAAATGCTGGAACAGTTGCAGCAATAAATAATGGTGGTGGCATAGCAACATCAAACAGACTTCATATCGGTAGCGTGGTTACTGTCGCAGGTGTGAAAGCACAAGTAACAAATGCGACTTCTACAGATGTTGCTTTAGTTGTAAAGGGTGCGGCTTCTCAGTCAGCAAACCTACAAGAA